ATGGCAAACATGCTAATCTTACTCCTAATGATGTTCAGCGTAGGAATCGTATTGCTCAACTTCTCGCAGATTGGGGTCTAATTGGTATTGTAGATGTGTCAAAGATTCAAGATATTGCACCGTTAAATCAGATAAAAGTATTAGCATATAGAGACAAAGGTGACTGGATACTAGAAACAAAATATAATATAGGTAGTAAGAAGAAAAAAGTTGAAGATTCTTAATTCCTTTTTTCTATTATAAAGGAGTCAAAATGAACGGTAGATTAAGTAAGGTCGATATGACCAATAAACTTATGCAACTTAAAAGAGAACTCGATTATAAATGTGAAATTGGAGAAATGGGAGAATGGGAGTGTATTGGTGCGAATAAGTATCTTCATAAAGCACTTGACACACTGGATGAGTTTTGGCAGTAGACACCGAACAAGTTATTACAGTATTCCGTATTGTAACATTTGAGATTATTTGTTTAAATAGTAATGTCGCCTTCGGGGACAACAATTAACACTCGCTTTTAAAGGAGAACTATTATGACAGCACTACAAAGGTATCACTCTGCAAATTTACCAGAGTTGATGAAAATAATTCAAAGAAACGGTATAGGTATGGATGATTACTTTGACCGTTTTTTCAATTCTTACGAAACCGTATCAAATTATCCACCATATAATCTTGTTCAGGTAAATAATGTTGAGTCTCTTTTAGAGATTGCCCTAGCAGGATTTACAAAAGATGAAATTAATGTTTATACTGAGTACGGAAAATTATTCGTTGAAGGTCAAAAAGAAACTAATCAAGAGACAGGATCCGAGTATATCCATCAAGGCTTGGCTCAGAGAAGTTTCACAAGAGAGTGGGCACTTTCAGAAGATACTGAAGTCCGAGAGGTTCAATTCAAAGATGGACTTCTTACCGTCAAGTTGGGTAAGATAATACCAGATCATCATGCAAGAAAAGATTATCTCTGATTACGAACATCCTAATTTTTACCGTAGTCCACTGGGTACGGTTTATGAAAAAAAACCTGAGAAGACATATCCACATCTCTATGCTGTGTTTCTATTAGATTCACATAATACAAGTTGGTTTTATGTAAGAAAAGATGGAACCTGTTATTGGGAACACTCTCGTAAAGATAAGGATATGATTACTGAAGATGCAGACAACTTACAGTTAGATATCTTCGGTGAACCAATATTATCTAAAGATTTTATTATGAACGCAATACTATAGGGATCTTGACGATCCCTTTTTTTATGATATAATATTAATATGAAATTAAATACATTATGAATCCAGTTCAAGCATGGAATGATATTCCATGGACAGATGTTCCTCTATTTCTTATATTTCTAACTGCACTCTATTGGGTAAAGAAAACAATAGATTTAAGATTTGCTCGTAAACAATCTAAAGTGGTGTACAATGTTAGAATAGTTGAAGATTCTCACATAAATATAGATCATGGACAGATAGATCAAATAGTTCATAATCATGTAGAGGGTAAAGTCCATACTCACGAAGAAAAATGGTAAATGATTTATTTTTTAATTACTGGATCTAGTTTTTTTAATTTTTGTTTTTATATTTTTGCGATTGGTTTTGTAATCTCATTAATTTTAGAACAGATTGTAAGAAAACAAGGTGATGAATTAAATATTTTGATTGTCACCACTAACAGAAAATTTTGTTGGCAACAGGCATGGGTAGTAAATATATTTTGGTTTTTATGTAATGTGGGAATATTAATTATATCAAGAAATAATCAACCGATTGGTTCTGATATTATATGGAGAGGTGATTTATGAGTTCAAGTGTGAGTTTCAATATTTTAGAAACAAAACTCAAAGATCGCTCTACATTATTAAAATCACTTGAAGAAATTGATGAAAGACCTAATACTCCTTGGAAAGGAACATCTGTAATCGAATTGGTTTTACTTAGTGATCGTAACTATGAAGATCTTGAAACGATTGAGGTTGACTTTTCAATAGGAGTTGATGTAGGATTTAGATTAAATAAAGAAACCAATCAATATGATTTTGTATATCATGAGGAAAATTGGACTAAAGATTTATCTATCAAAGAATTTTTAGATAAATTATCAAATCAATATGAAAAAATAAAAAATGACAATTAAGATTGCACTTTTAAAATCACAACAACAAGTTATCGCAGACTTTAAAGAAATTATGTCTGGTGATGAACCAGTTGCTTATCTATTTAAAGATCCTCATTTAGTTGATTTTAATCAGTTTTCATTATCAAAAGAAGAAGATAATCAAACTTCCATAGAAGTTTCTTTATCACCGTGGATATTAGGTTCAGCTGATAAAGAAATACCAGTTCCTATTAATCAGGTGGTAGCTTTGGTCGAACCCCTAGAATCAATTAAAACAATGTATTTGGAGAAAATTAATGTCAAACGTAATCAAAATGGCAAAGGTAATCAAGTTAATAGTGTTGACCAACAACAAAATCTTATTGAGTGAAATTGGAGAAGTTGGTGCCCAAGTGGGAGAACCAGATTGTAAATTGACTAATCCTGTAACTCTAACTACTACAGCAGATAATTTAACCATTCAAGAGGGAAAAGTTGTTCTTACAAAATGGTTAAGTTCGTTCACAAAAGATTGTGAATTTATGATAAGTTCTGATAAAATATTAACTATGGCAGATCCTGCACCAACTATACTAGAAAAATATATGGATCTTACTGATAACTAATGAGATTTTACACAAATGTCCAAATGGTTGGAGACAACTTCTTAGTTCGTGGGTATGAAGATGGGAAACATTTCGCCACTCGTGAGAAGTTTTATCCAACCCTTTTTGTTGATTCAAAAAAGAGAACCCGATATAAAACATTAGAGGGTGATTATGTAGAGTCAATTGAACCTGGTACTGTAAGAGATTGTCGTGAGTTTATCAAAAAATATAATGAGGTAGAAAATTTTAATATCTATGGTAATGAAAGATTTATCTATCAATATATTTCCGAAAAATATCCAGAGCAAGAATTAAAGTTTGATATTGAAAAGATTAAATTAGTCACTCTTGATATTGAGGTCAAGTCAGAAAATGGTTTTCCCGATGTAGAATCTGCTGCAGAAGAAATACTTCTTATATCAATACAAGATTATACAACGAAAGAAATTATTACTTGGGGTCAAGGAGATTTTGTTAATAAACAGAAGAATGTAACATATAAAGGATTTAGAACTGAATTTGATCTTCTGAGCAATTTCATAAATTGGTGGATGATTGAATCAAATACACCAGAAGTTATTACAGGATGGAATAGTAAGTTATATGATATTCCATATATGTGTCGTAGGATAGAAAGAATTCTTGGTGAGAAATTGATGAAAAGAATGTCACCTTGGGGTTTGATCACAGAGGAAGAAACTTATATTGCGGGTCGTAAACATATCTCATATGATATTGGTGGTGTATCTCAGTTAGATTATCTTGATCTATATAAGAAGTTTACCTATAAGGCACAAGAATCATATCGCTTGGATTACATTGCAAGTGTTGAATTAGGACAAAAAAAACTTGACCACTCAGAGTTCGATACTTTTAGGGACTTCTACACAAATGGTTGGCAAAAGTTTGTTGAATATAACATCATTGATGTAGAACTGGTTGACCGTCTTGAGGATAAGATGAAGTTGATTGAACTTGCTCTTACGATGGCATATGATGCAAAGGTTAATTATGAAGATGTGTTCTATCAGGTAAGGATGTGGGATACGATTATCTATAACTATTTAAAGAGAAGAAATATTGTAATTCCACCAAAAAATCGTTCAAATAAAAATGAAAAATACGCAGGAGCATATGTCAAAGAACCGAAGGCGGGAAAATATGATTGGGTTGTTTCGTTTGATCTTAATTCTTTGTATCCTCACCTTATTATGCAATATAATATTTCCCCTGAAACCCTCAAGGATGAACGACATCCAACAGCTACGGTTGAGAGAATACTTGCGGAAGAATTAAATTTTGAATTATATAAAGATAATGCTGTGTGTGCAAATGGTGCGATGTATCGTAAGGATGTTCGTGGGTTCTTACCAGAATTGATGGAAAAAATGTATAATGAAAGAGTCATCTTCAAAAAGAAGATGATTAAGGCAAAGAAAGCATATGAAAAGACACCAAGTAAAGACCTTGAAAAGGAGATTGCAAGATGTAATAATATTCAAATGGCAAAGAAGATATCTCTTAACTCTGCCTATGGTGCGATTGGTAATCAATACTTCCGCTATTATAAATTAGCAAATGCGGAAGCAATTACCCTATCTGGTCAGGTTTCGATTCGATGGATAGAGAATCGTATGAACAAATATCTAAACAAAATTTTAAAAACGGAGAACGAAGATTATGTTATTGCTAGTGATACTGATAGTATCTACCTTAACCTTGGTCCTTTGGTGGAGGTCATATACAAGGGCAGAGAAAAAAATGCTGAGAGCATTGTGTCGTTCCTTAATAAGATCTGTGAGATGGAACTTGAGAAGTATATTACGAGTTCTTATGAAACGTTGGCCACGTACGTAAATGCATATGATCAAAAGATGTTTATGAAGAGAGAGAACATCGCTGATCGTGGTATATGGACTGCTAAGAAGAGATATATTCTGAATGTATGGGATAGTGAAGGTGTTCGTTATGAAGAACCTAAACTGAAGATGATGGGTATTGAAGCAGTTAAATCGTCAACTCCTGCACCTTGCCGTAAAATGATCAAAGATGCTCTCAAAATTATGATGAGTGGCACTGAGGATGATGTAATTGATTTTATAGACAATTCTAGAAAAATTTTTAAAACATTACCTCCAGAAGAAATATCCTTTCCTAGATCTGCATCAAATGTAGAAAAATACAAATCACATGCTACAATATATGCAAAGGGAACACCAATTCATATTAGAGGTGCTCTCCTGTTCAATCATTATATTAAGAACAAAAAATTGACAAATAAATATTCACTTATCGGTAATGGTGAAAAGGTAAAATTTATTTACCTTAAAAAACCAAATACTATACAAGAGAACATAATCTCATTCATTCAAGATTTTCCACACGAACTTGAACTTGACAAGTATATAGATTATGATCTACAATTTGAGAAGAGTTTTGTAGAACCACTCAAAACTATTCTTGATGCAATTGGATGGAATGTGGAAAAAACTGTAAACCTTGAATCATTTTTTATGTAATGGATTTTTTAAAAGAGATAGTCAAAGAGATCGGAGATGAGTATACACAGATTGCGTCAGAGATTGACGAGATTGAAAGATTCATTGACACAGGATCTTACATTTTTAATGGACTCATTAGTGGGTCTATTTTTGGCGGGGTTAGCAGCAATCGTATTACTGCTATTGCTGGTGAGTCAAGTACTGGTAAAACTTATTTCTCGCTTGCTGTTGTCAAAAACTTTTTGGATACTAACCCTGA